AATCAAACTAATCAAACTAATCAACAAGCCCAATTATCTTTACCTACAGCACAATTTAATATAGCATCTTCATCTACAATATCACGAGCTCAATCCGCTGTTAAAAAACAACCACCTCAACCTAAATTTATTATAGGCCCTGCAGGATCTGGTATAACTGCTCAAATACCATTAGGTATTATTAAAAAAGCACAATTAATTGCTCAAGCAGCTGCATCGGGTCCTGATCCTCGCCCTAAAATAGATGTAGCATTTATTATAGCAGCTGATCAAAAATGGCAAGCAGATTATAAAAAGTATCAACGTAATGCTGCTAGCGATATAACAGGTCTTCCATCTTAAAATATTTATATATATGAACGTAAAATTATTTAAAAAACTAATTAGAGAAGCAGTAATTGAGGCATTACACGAAGAATTGCCTGACATTATTAATGAAACATTAGCACGTCAAAATAAACAATCTATTAACGAAAATAAAGCGTTTAATTTTACTAGTACTGATATAGCTCCTAAAGGAACATTACCCGCTGATGTGCGTAGCTCATTAATGTCTAAAATGGGTATAGAATTTGGTTTACAACCACAACGTAATGATTTAAAAGTTATCGATAAAGTTGATGAGATGACAGGTGAAAAAGTAAATCCATATCTAAATTTTATTGCTGATGCCGCCGCTAATATGTCACCAATGGATAGATCAGGATTAAGACAATTAGATTAATATGCCTATACCCCAAACTATACGTGTTAATCCATTAGATTTGCAAAAAAACGTTGCAATTGGGGTATCTCTACCATTTAATGGCCCTGCAGGTCCATTTAATAAAACATATAGTACTAAAGATCAAATTAAATCTAATTTAATTAATTTATTACTTACAAATAAAGGAGAAAGATTATTTAATCCTGGATTTGGAGCAGATATAAATAAAATGTTATTTGAAGGAATAACAGAAAATACTACTTCTATTATACAAAATATGATAGTATATAATGCTTCTATTTTTGTTCCTGAAATAACAATAAAAGAAATATTATTTAATCCCTCTTATGATACTAATACTTTATCAATAACAATAAATTATATCTTAAATATATCTGAAACTCCAGATCAAATAACCATAGAATTTTTATAAAAATGACAGACAATAAAGTATCATATTTAAATAAAACTTTTAGTGATTTTAAGACTAATCTTATAAATTACGCTAAAACTTATTTCCCCAACTCATATAATGATTTTTCAGATGCCAATCCAGGGGCTATGTTTATTGAAATGGCATCTTATGTTGGTGATATAGCTTCATTTTACGCTGATACTCAATTACAAGAAACATTTTTATTATATGCTAAAGAAAAAGAAAATTTATATGCTTTATCATATATGCTAGGATATCGCCCTAAAATATCTTATGCTTCTACAACATTAATAGACATATACCAACTTATCCCTTCTATATCAACTGGAGGAGTATCACAACCTGATTATACATATGCCCTAATAATTCCCGCAAATACCTCTTTAACTTCAAAAAGTACAGGTACTAAATTTTTAACCATAGATAAAGTAAATTTTAATGATACTATTAATACTGAAATATCATTTGTAGATGCAAATTATTTTCTACTTAAAAAACAAATAAAAGCAATATCTGCTGAAATTAAATCTACATCTATATCTCCTATAGCAGGTCAAAAATTTCAAACTTTTAATATTAATGATACTAATATATTACAAATATTAGATGCCACTGATTCTTTAGGGAATAAATGGTATGAAGTACCTTATTTAGCACAATCTTCTATATTAGATAAAGTAACTAATCCAAATTATGGAAGTGATGGTGTACCATACTTAATACAATTAAAAAGAGTACCTCGTCGCTATGTTTCTCGTTTTTTATCTGATGGAACATTACAATTAGAATTTGGAGCTGGAGTATCAAATAAAACAGACCAAACAATATTACCCACACCTGATAATATTCAATTAGGTTTAGTACCTGGTATATCAAATTTATATAATAGTTTTAATAAAGCTAGTGTATTTTATACTCAAGAATATGGTTTAGCACCAAGTAACGATATTACTGTACGATATTTAGTAGGAGGTGGTATAACTTCAAATTTAAATTCTAATACTATAACTACTATAGATACAAATAATACATATTACCCCAGCAATATAAGTGATGCAACATCAATTTATATTAAAACTACAGTAGCAGTAACTAATCCTATACCTTCTAGTGGAGGAAGAAGTGGTGATCAAGTAGAAGAAATACGTAATAATGCTTTATATGCATATCAATCACAATTACGTGCTGTAACTAGAGAAGATTATATGGTACGTGCTTTATCATTACCAACTGATTATGGTAGTATAGCTAAAGTATATGTTACACAAGATGTTGCTAGTGAAATGATGCCTACATCTACAGTAGCAACTACTGAAGAACGTAATCCATTATCATTGGATATGTACATATTAGCATATAATACTGACAAAAAATTAATAACAGCTGCTACAACATTAAAACAAAATTTAGTATCTTATATCAATCAATATAGAATGATTACAGATGCTATTAATATTAAAGATGCATTTTATATTAATATTGGCATTAATTTTGATATAGTGGTTAAAAGTGGGTATAATAATAACGATGTTGTAACTAATTGCATATTAGCGCTAAAAGATCACTTTGCTATAGAAAAATGGACCATAAACCAACCCATTATCCTTTCAGATATAACTTCTCAAATATTACAGATAACAGGAGTTCAATCGATTACTAAACTTGAAATAATAAATAAGCAGGGTGGAAATTATTCTCCATATGCTTATGATGTAGCAGGAGCAACAAGACAAGGTAATATTTATCCTTCATTAGACCCTAGTATATTTGAAGTTAGATATCCTGACATAGATATTCAGGGTAGAGTTGTACCATTTGTAATCTAAAAATTATAACTTGTCATATTTATATGTAGTAATCATGTAATTATGGCAATTTATAAAATATTCCCCGAAAAAAGCGCTACGCTTTATTCATACTATCCCACAACCAATACGGGTTTAGACGAAATACTGGACCTCAGTACGTATAATACTATTGAAGGTACATACGAAGTATCTCGCCCTATTATTAAATTTCCACAAAGCGAAATACTTGATATAATCAATAATAAAGTAAGTGGCTCTTCTTATAGCGCTTCTTTACGCCTATCATTGGCTAATGCATCTCAAGTACCCTTAGATTATAAAATATTTTGCCACCCCTTAGCAGCAGATTGGAATATAGGTAGCGGTAGACCAGGAAATTCTCCTACCACTACAGATGGTGTTAGTTGGAACTACAAAGATTATATAAGTGGAAGTGCATGGTTTATAGCAGGCACTTTCCCTGCTGGAACAACAGGCTCATATAAATCTGGTAGTGATGTAGGTGGTGGATTATGGTGGACTGGTTCATCTTATATTGCAACTCAATCCTTTATACATGCTGATTCTTTAGATATTAATCTTAATGTTACTAATACAGTAGCTGCTTGGTCTGGAAGCATATTCTCAAATTATGGTTTTATATTAAAAAATAGCAGCTCATTAGAATTTAATACTTCATCTTATTTTGAAACACAATATTTTTCAGGAGAAACACACACTATATATCCTCCATGCCTAGAAATTAAATGGAATGATTATATATATAGCACAGGATCATTACAATTTGTTACATCACCTAATATTGTAGCTACATTAGCTAATAATCAAGGTGAATACCAACAAGGCTCAGTTCAACGCTTTAGAATATCAATTCGTGATAGATTCCCTGCCAGAGCATTTCAAGCCACATCAGTTTATCTTAATAATAAAGTGTTTATTGAAACAAGCAATCCAGTTTATCAAATAAAAGATTTGGATACCGAAGAAATTGTCGTAGATTACGATACTACATACACTAAAGTTTGTTGTGATCCAACAAGTAATTATTTTGATGTTTATATGAATGGACTAGAACCAGAACGTTATTATAAAATATTAATCAAAGCTACTTTAAGTGGCACAACAATAGTATTAGATGATAATTATTATTTTAAAGTTATAAGATAATATGTCTGAACAAATTTATATAGAAAAACAAGTATTTGATAAAGGTCAATTCGGCAGAGTAATTGATACACAATTCCATCAGTTACTTAATAATGCAAATGCAGGAGAAACCCCAACATTTACAATAGAAGATTTCTTTCAATTATATGAAGATTTATTTTTTCAAATTCCAAAAGAAGGTGATACTGAATCGCATATGTATATTTTGCAAAAAGAAGCAGATTATTTAGGTATTATAATTAGTCAAGATGATATTCAAGCGTTATTAGATGAAATTACAAATTTGAGACAACAAGTATTAGATACACAAACCGCACTTGACGAAATAAGCAAAGCAAACAAATAATAATGGCAAGTAATATAAAAATAGTAGGTAATATATTAAGTACCACTCAAGTTTCACGTTATTCTGATGAAGATATTAATTTAATGTCTTCCAAAAATATACAAGAAAATTTTGGTGGAAAAGATGATTATATTGAATATTATGTATATGATGCTGGAAATAACTTACTAAATATAAATTATAATTATCTTAACTATAAATTACCTTCATCTCTTGGACTAACACCTTCTGTTTCTACTTCACCTAATACAACAGGTAATATTCAAACTACTAATATAGGAATAGATTCTACATTAGCTACCCCTACTAGTTCTTTATACCCTATTATTGAAATTGATCCTATTCAAGATTTACAAGATTTAGGATATTCATCAGGGGAATTTAAAGTTAGATATAATTTATTTCAGAAGAAAATATCAAATTTTTCTGATTCTGCTTTATTTGTTAAAGAAATATCATCTGATAGAACAGAAATTCGTTTAGCATCAACTACATTATCTGATAATGAAATTGAGTCTATTACTTTATCTATGATAAATGAGATGAATATTTCATCTTATTATATAGATTATCTTCTTAATTTTGGAAATAATGAACAATATATTGCTGTTAATATAGCATTAAATAAAGAACCTAGTGGATATGAGGTATTATTTAAATTATATCAACCTCTACCATTAAGTGTTCAAGAAAAAACAAAACTATGGGTTGTGGAGGAAAAAGTAAACCCATATGATTTTGATATTAATTTAGATAAATTAATTTTACCTCCTCCTCCTCCAACACTAAGGAGTCCTAATTTTGATATTGAAATACCTAATCAAGGAACAATATCTACAACCTATCAAACTTATTCTAATCTAGTAACTAATTTACAATCATTACAACAAAATTCATATCATCAAATATTGAATTTATTAGCTACACAAAGTGTTAATATTAATGTAGATTATACTGATTTTGATAACTTTGTATTTTTTGGATCAGCATATCAACGCTTATCTAATTTTTATGATAAAGTTAAGGAAATTGAAGGCTATAATAACTTTATAACAACATATACTCCATTTGTAGCTACAACAGCTAGCTTACAACTAACAATAAATCAACTATCTGCTAGTATAAATGATGTTATATCTAAGTTTGATGGATATGAAAGATACATGTATTTTGAATCAAGTTCATATTCTTGGCCAAAAACAACAACCACAAAACCTTTTGTATTACAATCAACAGGTTCAGCAACTGTTATAACGTGGTATAATAATTTAATCACTTCTACTCAAGAATATGATTTAAATAATTATAATAATTTAGAATATGCTATTCCTACATTTATAAAAGATGATGAAAATAACCAACCATTTTTAATATTCTTGAATATGGTTGGTCATTATTTTGATAATATTTGGATTTATCTTAAAGCAATAACTGATATTAATGTTGCTAATAATAATTTAAATGTAGGTATATCTAAAGATTTAGTATATGAACGATTAAAATCATTAGGTTTACATTTATATAATAGCCAAGCAGGTGAAGATGTTAGCCAATATTTAGTAGGAGCTAATACAGGTAGCGCAACATGGGATAATGATACTACAATTACTGGTAGCTACTTAAATAACATCCCACGTAAAGATTTAGTTGCTGAATTATATAAACGTATTTATCATAACTTACCTTTATTATTAAAACAAAAAGGTAC